ACGGAGTCCTTATTGGATCATTCAGTCATATCTGCAATCGTTCGGCCCTTTGCCGCGTTCCTGCTGTTCTGGCTACTGCTGCTCCCGCTTGCGCGGTTGATTGACCGCGGCACCCGGTACGTATGGAAGTATTGCCAGGCCCGGATTCGGGCTTATCTGCTTCGGCGCCGCAGTCGCAAGCCCGCCTAGTTCCTGCGATAGCGCGCGAGCGCCTTGTGCGCCTGCTGCTGCCTTCGCCACACCCGTAGCCGCCATTCCAGCCGCAGCCCCGCCAGGACCGCCGAAGATCGACGCAAGCAAGGGAATCTTCGGGAACAGCCGATGCAGCCCTTCAAGCACGACCGAACCGGATCGAGAGTAACCGGGCGCCGATCCCGGCACCTGGGTCGTTAGATACTCGGATGCCTTCTGCAGCGTGCGAAGCCGTGACATTTCGTCCGGCGTGAACAGAATCGTCATCTTCTCCAGCCCGAGCCCGTCTAGCGCCTTCTTGAACCGCTGCCCGGAGAACTGTTTGCCGACGACATCCTCTGGAGACGTTGCGCCCGTTGCCTTCATCATCAAATCCGTGATGACCCACCCGCGAGCATCGTTCCACGCCTGAGAGCCACGCGCCTGCTGTTCCGGCGTGCCGCTGGTCAGCGTCTTTTTCATGGCGCGCAGGTCGTCCACCTTGGCGCCGATGACGTGCCGCTTTACGAAGTCATCCGGCGCCAGATCGCCTTTCGCCGCCTTGCCGAGTACGCCCTGCTCGAACTCTGCGAACCGCTGCCGCGCGGCGTTGCGCGCCGCCTTAAATGCGTCATCGCCTGCCGTCTCGATCACGTCATCATCGAGCGCATCGATTACCTGAGACTTAAGGCGCGCGATAGAAGGTTCGTTCTTGTCGGAAAGTTTCCCGATCCACTTTCGCAGTTCTTCTGCCGTGCGCACATCCAGCGTTTTGCCGGTGGCGTTGCCTTCCTTGTCGAGCAGTCCTAGCCGCGTCATGCGACGTTGCACAGAACTCACCAGAGGATCGGCTGCAGCATCGTCGGAAATGTCGTCCAACACGGAGAGCATGCGACTTGGCTGCAGTCCGACCTTGTCGCCCGCAGACTTTCGGATGCCTTCATACAGCGCCCCTACGGCGTCTTGCATTTCCTTGGACTTCGTCTCTACCGCTTCAAGCACCGAGCGCCCCGCCTCATACGGAGACGCAGCACGGCCACCCGTACCCGAGCGCAGTCCTTCGGTGTACTCGACCAGTGCGCGCGCATTCTCGACCACGCGGTTATTGATCGGGGCGCCCGTCTTGGGCATGCCGCGAAGGTTCTCCATCGTCGCCCAGTCCTCGGGCGTGCGCGTAATGTTGGCCTTCATCGGATTGGCGCCCACAGCACGCATCTGAACCAGACGGTCTAGCTGCTCTGGCGTGAACTTGGTGCCTTGTCGCATGGCGTCGTCTACCTCTGACGCCAAAGAAGCAAACAGCGCATTGCGCTGCACGTCTTGCACTGTTGCTGCTGTCTTGGTTGCCGCTTCGCCAGCCGCTTGTGCCGGCTCAGTTCCGAGTTCCGTCGCCGTTCTGTTTAGCGCCTGCATTACTGCAATGGTCGCTTCGTTGCTGATGTTGCGCCCGACCAGTTTCTCCCACCCGAACCGAATCCCCTTCACAACCTTGTCAGCAAGCGCAGGAATCGCCGCACTGGCAACGCCGCCCATGACGCCGCCTAGCATCGTGTTCAGGCCACGCGATTCGCCCTCGGGTACGAACATGGCGCCGGAGCCTAGCGCGCCGCCAACAGCGCCAGAAGCGGCCCGCGTCATCATGCTAGGCGATGCAGCACCCGGCAGCGCCATAAGGGGCGCAGTGGTCGCCGCGTTGCCCATGATCCGCCACCAGTCCATGCCAGCATCCGGCCCGCGCCCGGCTTCGTACAATGCAAGGTCGGCGCCCTTCTCGGCCGTGAACTGCTCAGGATTGGCGCCGAACAGTTGCCGCCCGATCTGCTCGATGCCTTCGGTGTAGTCCGCTACGCCGCGCCCGACACGCTCAATGGGAGTCGGCGCCGGCACCTGATAGCCTGGGCCGCGCTTCTTCGGTGGCGTGGCTGCGTCGCCGAGCAGTTCGGAAGCGTAGTCCTTGCCCTTCGGCGCAACCTGCGCCACGTCGTCGCCGAGCAGTTGCGATGCGTAGTCTTTCATCACTGAAGCCCGAATTCAGAAGCGAGAGCGCGCTTTACTTCCTTGTCTCGCTCGCTCTCTTTCATGTTGGGAAACTTGCTTCGCAATTCGTTATCAATCTCGGCGCCGCGCTTATTCATGAACGTGGGCATCTGCTCCAGTGGAATGCGCTTGGCGCCTTCTTCCAACGAAATACCATTTCGCTTCAAATACAGCGCCCGCGCTTCTGCCAGCTTTAGCATCTTGACGTTCTGTTGAAGCTTGGCAAAGTACTCCGAAGGCCCGTCTGCGCTCCAGTCAAACGGGCCAGTGGGCGGCGTAGGCATCTGTTTACGAAGCCGCCCCGCCTCGCCGTCTGTCACAGTGGAACCAGAGGCATCCTTGATGCTAGCGTTCATGTCCTCAAACGCAGTCGAGTAAGCGCGGGCCATATCGCCGACAAGCTTCTTATCCTCTGCGCTTGCGAGTCCAAGCTTGTCCTTAAAGCTTGCCCATCCGCCTTTTGCCATGGTCCCAAACTGCAAATACTCGGGGCGCATGTTCTTCTCGACCTCGCGCAGCCGCTGCAACCGAGAGCCCGCGTTGAGAATGGTTTCGTCGATCTTGTTTTGCGCCGGCTTGCCGAGTTCGATATTCCCGCCCGCCGCCGTAACCGTTGTCCGCCCCGCCGCCGCAACACGCTCCCGCGCACCGACTAGCGGCTCGTTCACAATCGGCTGCCCCGTGCGCCAGTCGAGTACCGTGGTCATGGCAAGCGGGTTAGCCTTCGGGAACTGCAGCCGGGTGAACGCATACGCCTTCTGCCAGTTGTAATCTGGCCCTGCACGCCCTGGGCGAGTTGCCGCGTCCGGCATGCTGTCAGGCTCCACGCTTGGCAGTGGCGTTGCCGTAGGTGCGGCCGGAGCGGGACGACGCACAGGAGCGCCGCCCGGAGACGCAACCGGCATCAGCCCGCCCGCATCGCCACCGGCCGGGAATGACACATCGGTCATTCCGCCATCTTCGCCTTCGTCACCACCACCGCCGCCTGCGAACTGCAGGCTATCCAGCGAGAACGGTTCACGGATGCCTGCACGCACAAGCCACGAGCTAGCCGCCTCGTTCGCAAGCCGCTCGTCACCCGAAGTCTGCAGCGTGCGAAAGTATTCCTGAGCCGCACCGACTTGCGCTTGTCGCCGCCGCTGCATGTCGTTTCGCTGCGTCTGCGCCTGCACCCGTTCGTTTTCCCGAGTGTTGCGCTCGCGCCAGGAATCTTCCATCTCCCAGCAAGCCGGAGTCCTGAAAGACGAATGCCTGCCGCGCCGCCTCATCATCCTGCCGCGCCCGCACAAGATCGGACAGCCGCATGGCGCCTTCAATGTCAGGCGCCCGAACGGACTGCAGCCCTAGAATGATGTTCGGATTGACGGTCATTGCTGCTTACCTCCGGCCCCTCGCCCAAGTCGGCGGGAGCGGGTTGCCATACGGGTCGGCGCCTGCCCAGTCTTGCATCTGAGTGTCGTCGTTCAGCGCATTGCCAAGCCGCGGAGGCAGCGACCGGCCTTGCTGGTACGGCGTGCGGTCGAAATACTCTTCCAGCCTCATATCGGACGAATCACGAGGCCCGAAGTAGTCGCCGCCGAACGCCGGACGGCTTTTCATCAGAAGCAGCAGATCGGCAATCGTGCGAATCTCGTCGAGCGCCGGGTTAACGTACATTCCGCCATAGCCTTGCATCGGTTTCTTGCTACCAAAGTTTCCCATGTCACGCTCCGTAAACGCCGCCGCCACCACCGTAGCTTGTCGCCATCGGTGACGGATTGCGGTCTAGCCACGATTTCTTCAGGTACAAATCGCCAAGGTTGCTCATGGTGCTGTTAATGGCATTCGCCCCGCCCACAAGCCCCGCCGCCCTCGCATTCCCGCCCTGCGTGAGCAGATCCGCAATCGTGCCGGCCGACTGCTGCCCGAACGCACCGCCTGCGTTCACCGCGTTCTGCCCCGTGCCCGCTACCCCGGCGAGTTGGTTGTATCGCTGATTCTGTTCATTGAGCCGGAACATCCCGCGCTCGTTGAACTTCGTGCTGCCGTAGTCGTTGCCGAACTGGATCAAGTCGCGCAGCGTCTTGGTCGAGAACAGATTGCCTCGCGCCGCTGCGCCCTGCTCCATATTCGCCCGACCCTCGCGCAACCCGAACTGATAGCCAGGATCGTTGGCGAGTTCCGTGCCGTCGAATGGCTGGTATGACGAGATGAGCGATGAGAGCTTGTCTAGCGCCCCGTACCCTGCCTTGCGGTAAGGTTGCAAGTCCTCGCGGCTTTGGTTGAACTGGCGCCGCTGCTCGGCGATGCCAGCATACGTGCCTTCGAGTTGCGCATCAGCCGCGTTTTCGGCTGCGTTAGCCTGCAAGCCCCCGCCAATGACTTGCGCGGCCGTCATCGCCGCCATGGTTGCGGTAACCGGGTCGTTACGCTCCCCATACGCTGCACCGCCCGTCGGATCGCCGATAGGCATCTCGCTAGACATTGCCCGCGTCTGTGCGCGAGAAAGATAAAACTTCTCAAACATAGCGATGTCCTCGGTACTCGAACAAGATTGCCTTCGGCAACGTGCCGACAGGAACAAACCCAAGCCGCTGCACAAACGCTTGCCCGCGTTCGTTGTCGTGCATCACGGCAGTCACCGCGCGCCCGTGCGCCCGCACCGTCTTGCCGAGCGTCGCTCGCAAGAATCGGCGCGTTGCCCATTTCCTCTTCCCGTCATCCTTGACGCCCACGTGTATCTCCGCGCCACGCATCAGCACCGCTCCCACAATCCGCCCATCGACCCGCACAGGCTCCACGCTCCAGCCCTGCATCGCTTGGGCGAACTCGTCATAGCCAATCGGCCATCGGTCGCGGCAGGACTCCCAGGCGGCCTGCAATGCTTCGTGGCGTTCATTCGTAGTAAGCACGAAAATTTATGCTGCACCAGATAACCTGCGAAGCCGTCGCAGTGCCGACGATGAACTTTGCAACGCTGGCCACCCACTGCCCGGGATGTACGACCACGGGTGCGTCAAAGTCGATATCAATTGCCTCTGCCGGCGCGCCAATCGCCGCGCCCACAAGCCACGAATGCAGCCCGAGCGGGATACGCCTCCACGCCTTCGCGGTGCCGGTCGCAAACGATGCAGACTCGCCTTGTGCCAGTGATGGAATAGTCGCGCCCGTGGCACCGAATGCCAGCGACCATGAAAGAATGCTTGCCGTCGTCGCGACCGCCGCGCCGATGTTCACGGCGTCAATGCGCACGCCCGTGATGACTAGATTCCGCGGCGACTGGTTGATGCCGCCCGTGGGGTTCTGAAACGCCGTGATGAGGCCATCGATGCCAGCCACCGCGGCCACAATGCCAGCCTGCCCGCCGAGGCCCGTGGCAATGGCTGCGGTCTGTGACAGCGCCGCACCTGTAACGACCGTCGCCGCCGCAGCGTTCGGATAAAGCGCCGTCGTACCCATCGTGCCGCCGTTCTGGCCCTGATACGCCATCAGCCCTTGCGTAGCCATCTGATACGACCACGGCTTAGACGTATGCAGATCAAGCAGAGACACCGTCACATCCGACACGCGCATGGTGTTCGTATTGGCCACCGCGCCCGTGTTGTACTTCATCATGTACGCTGGCAATGATCCCGTAATGAACGGCGCCCCGTTCGAAGCCGGCATGATCTGCGTACCCAACAGCCCATCATCTAGCCAGTATTCGACCGACTGCTCACCGATGACAATTACAGCTTTGTACAGGTCGCTAGTCGTGATCTGAGCCAGCGTCCGCAGCACGCCCGTTTGCGTCGTCACGCCGTTGAAGCGCAGTTCGCCAATCAAGCCCGCGGTAGTCAGTCGAAGCCATACGCCGTCGGTCGGTTCCGTCGTCGCTGCCGTCGGAAGCCCGAGGCCCATCAGCCACACTTCGTTGGTGACGAGCGCCGCCGTGAACTGCCCGAAGGTGAACTCGACCGACAGAGGCGCCGTCCCGATCAACGGGAAGTATTGGAACGTCCGCATGAATGCGCCATGCGCGTTCGTCGTTCCCTGCACAACCGAGAAGTTAACCGTACCCGCGCCAGGCTGTGCCGCCGTCAACGTGTTGAACGTGTACGACCACAGCGCCGTATTTTGCGCCGCCGCATTGAACGAATCGGTGAACAGCACCGTGTCAATGCCAACGCGAAGCCGGAAGTCAATCGAAGTTTCCGGCGCTTTCAGCGTGCGAACCCCGGTATACGTTCCAGAGTCGTTTTCGCTATGGATCGCGACGTTTCCAGCCTGCGAGGCGATCAGCGGGAGATTGACCTCAAGATTACCGTTTGCGTCTAGCGGCGCCCCGATCGTGATAGACATTAGTTGCGCACCCAGTGAACGGCGTATTGCCCCCAAGTCTGATCGGGGCAGTAACCGCGGATCTCAAACCCGACGCCTGCCGTAATAGCGCCCGGGAGAAGTTGCACATTGCTGATTAGCGCCTCGTCCGCCGAGTGATCCGCCGTCGCCGCGTATTGCAGCGAAACCGTCACCTCCGACGCCGCGCCGATGCCAGCATCCGCAACAGACACACTCGCCACGTCCGTCTCGCTTGTCGGCGATCCGCCGAAGTCGATAGTTGCCGTGCCGCTGGCAATTCCGCCGCCCCCAGGAGGCGCCGCCCATGTGCCATCGGCTCGCAAAAAGTTCGCCGTTCCGCCACCGCTGGCCGGCACGATGCCGTCATCGGCCGAAGTAAACAGCGTGGCATCTAGCGTGACCGGCCCATTAGCGCCGCCGTCGGTAATGCTGATGGCGTTGCCAGCCGTTAGGACGCGCTCTGCCGACAGCCCGCCATCTAGTGCCAGCGTGACGTATTGCGCGCCGCTCGGGGCGCCAGGCGTGACCGTAGAGGCTATCGTCACGGTTGTGCCCGGGCCACCGTCCGTAATGCTGATGCCAGAGCCCGCCGTCAGCACTCGTTCGGCAGTCAGACCGGCATCAAGCCCGAGCACGACATACGAAGCGCCCGTCGGCGCTCCACCGCCCCCGCCGCCACCGGCATTGACCGCGTTAGTCAGTCGCCACGCCCATTCGTACCAAGCCCGATCCCATTGGCCGGAGGAAGTCCCGATAGGCTGCGTCTGAGTCGGGAGATAGACGCTCATGCCGCCTCCATAAACGCACCGATAAACACAGCCTTGACCGGGTCAGTCAGGGACACTTCAAACAGCCAATCCCGCGCCCAGCCGAGGCGACGGAATACGGCGCGCTCCTGATAGACGCCCTGCTTGCCAATCGGGCGCCACAGTTCATTGCTCCACGTGTGCCCACCGTCCTTGCTGGTGCGGAGTCGAAGCTGCGGGTTCTCGCCCGCACCCGTGACCGTCCCGACGCCCATCTCCATGTCGATCCACATTTCCGACACGCTCATGGGATGTCCGCGGAAGATGTGCCGACCCACAATCTGCCGCTGCACCGCCTGCCCGTTCTCGGTGTAGATGTACGGGTCCTGCCGATACAGCGCGCCGCTAGAACGGTCGGAGACATACATCGCATTACGGTAGTTGACCGCAATCTCACCGATGTGCATGCCACCGTCGGCCGATTCCAGTTCGGACCACGCTTGCGAGGCAGCGTCATACAGCCAGGACTTGCCCGCGCTCGGGAAACTGATCTCATACATCGGATGCCCGCCGAGCATGTACGAATACGCCGTCGCGTTTTCCGTCGCCGGATAGTCGTTTATCAAATAGTCCATCTCCGGAATCGAGATTGGCACCACCTGATAACCATCCAGCCGGCACACCTGAACCTGCCCCTGCTGATTGCGCCCGAGGAACGCGCATGTCTGCCCAAGCCGCGCAATGGACTGACGAGCCGCAAGGCCCCACTGCGCCGCCGCCGAACCGACCCACGCATACGGCTGCGCGGCATCTGCCGTGGTCGCCCAAAACTCCACGGTTGTCTCGCCGAACAGCAGCAGATTGCCGTTCAGCGCATAGACCGCAATCAGTCTGTCCGGGTTAGCCTCTGCAGTCGCACGGTTGAGGCTCGGCCATGTGTCGGCATACAGGTCCGACCATGCAATCTGCCCCGTGCCCGGCACCTCGACGATCATCCGGCCGGACAGGAAACAGCACGTAGTGGCCCCGTTCGGGAAGTCCGCATCCGCAATCGTGCTAAACACGTTCGTGTTGACGTTGTAGTAGTACCCCGCCGTCCCGTCCACCATCAGGATGCGCGTGCCGTCGTCGGCCATGTTCACGCGGCCGCTTGACGTGCCAAACGTCCCGAGTTCCGTAATCCCTGACGCGGCGTTGATGCTGTAGAACTTATCGAACTGCGCCGCATACAGCAGATCCGACACCGACACCGTGTGCATGCCGCGGATCGGCGTTGCTCCCAACGAGACAAACGACGCCAGACCCGGGGTCGGGAAGTACGCCACGCGCGTCTTGTCCTGCTCGAACTGGATTTCGGCATACAGGTTGACGCGCCGCTGCGCCGTCACGTTCGGTGACTTGCCCTGCACGCCCAATCCGAACAGTTGAATCGGCTGCGTCATCGGTACGTGTCCGAATAGACGTTGTAAGCGAGCGAGTTGTACAGCAGCGCATAGTCATACTTCAGGAGTTGATCCTGCCGATTGAGCCGCTTCAGATTGCCGAGCGACAAGTCCGCCTGCCGCTGAATGTTCGGGGTTACCGGCTTGCCGTAGTCGTCGGCAATCTCCACAGCCAGATTGAAGATGAGCGCCCGCGCGTAGCCCGGAGGCAGGTTGATCGCGTCGTTATAGGTGGCGAACGACTGCACCTGGGCGAACGTGTCGAGATAGATATCCATCGCCACGCTCGGGATCGGGTACAGCGTGACGTTCCCGACCGGATACTCGCGGTCATAGAACAGCACCATCGGAATGCCGCCCACCGTCTTGTACGGGATGCCATCGAACTGCACCCGATCAATAGGCCGGATCGGGTAATCGACGTTCTGGTATCTCGCGAAAGCGTTCACGATCTTGACCGGGCGCGTAGCGTTCCACGTCTGCCCCGTGCCGATTGCGTACGTTCCAACACCCGCCGTTGCGGCGTAGCTTTGCTGCTCAATCGTGTAGACCGCGAGTGACTGAGTCCACCACGACTCAAGCAGACCGTTGATAGCATCAAGCCCGCTCTGCATGTCGGCATCGGTCAGCGTCTCTTGCGTGCCGATCACGACAAGCTTGCCGAGCGCCGCTCGGATCAGATCGCCGACCGTGTTGTATGCCATTACGCCACCTTGCGCGGGCGACCCGGGCCGCGACGGATGACCGCCGGCTCGTTCGCTTCTTCCGGCACATCGCCCGCCCATTCGGCAAGCTGCGCCAGTTCTCCGGCCTCGTCCTCAACGACGACTTCCTCGCCGTTCGGGCCGTAAATCATCTTTGGGTACTCGAGGAACATTTGCGCTCCTAGTTGCCGGAGAAGGCTTGCGCCCTCCCCGGCATAACGCCATTAGTCCGGCGTAGTGGGCGAGTTATTGATAACGCACCAGTCAATCCGCGTGGTCGCAGTCGCGTTGGCCGTGCCGTAGATCGTGAACGATCCCGCAGCAGGCACAACACGCTCCACACGCAGCAAGGTGGTGTCCGCCGTGGTCTGCGCCACGACGGCCATTACGAAGCTACTTGCGGTGACGTACGGATTGGTGATGACGACAGACGACGCGCCGGCCGCGATAGCGCAGGAGCC